CTCGTTGTCCTTCATCTTTTTGCCGCCCTTTTTGACGTACTCAAGAATCGCACGATTTCGCACGGCTGTGGCTTTTTGGAATGCCTTGGAGCCTGGGCCATAAACAGTAATGCTCAACTGTTTGCCATCGGCATCCAGCAAAGCCTCACCATCGACAGCTTCCAAATTTACAAGGGCAGTTTCTTTCACTGCAAGGGCTGAAATATCAAACATAGGTAACCTTTCGCGGGTTGAAAAATTGCCCGTGCTGGAGACAGCCTCACCCCGCGAAAGGCGAGAACTGTCCCCAGTCGGTGCGCGTTTTGCCATTACTGGCGATTAAGCAGCCAAGGATTCAACGATGCCAACACCAGCAGAGTTGGTGCTGATTTCCAAAGTGGCAGTGGCTGTGGTGATCGAGTCAACAGAGCCAACACCAACTTTGAAAGACATCACTTTGGCTTGGAAAAAGTATTTGTCGCCGTTCTGGGTTGTGACCATAAACGAATAATCAGAATCACTCAGGCTTGCGGCCTTCATGATGATCTGACCAGCGTCATCAGTGTCCAGGCCCAAAGACAAGGACATCGTGCCTTCGTTGAATGAACCCTTGAATTTTTGAGTGCCACGGGTTCCCACTGGGTTGTGAGTTACCAAAGCAAATTCACGGCCAAACTCGCCAAGGTCGGTTACTTCGCCCACAGTGGCAGGCACTGGGGATGTCGTGAACAGTGTGGTGTAACCAGCACTGTTAAAGGTTGCGGGTGCGGATGCAGTGACTTTAAGTGTCGTCCCTGCTGAGGTGCGGACTGTCATTTCAGTTTCCTTTCAAGGTCAAAGAGAGGGCCAACAGGGATGCTGGCATTTTTTCCATGCTTTCGCATGAAACCGTTTATTGATGTCATTCGTAGTACATCAACATGTAATCAACAGACTGGGTAAAAACACCAATCTCATCATCTTTTTCAATCGGGCCAAGCAATTCGACTCGGCTGCTGATAACTGTTTTTCCGGCAAAAACCTGCTGAAGTTTGAAGTCCATCGCAGACCGTACAGCCACCAAGATGCTTTTCACATCGCCGATGGATTTTGCAATCGGGTTGATCTGGATTCTAGCCCGAGCCATCTGTCTTTCCGTAGAAAAGTTCAGATGTGGCATTGGAGTGGCATCAATAATCGTAAAAACGATGGCCGGAAATGCGCTGTTTTGTGGCAGTTGGCCCATGGCCCTGCGATCACCAACCAAGGCAATCACGCCAGCATTGTTCAGCATGGATGCGACGATCAGTTCTGGATTCATATTTTTCTGATCTCCGCAGCAAGTCTGGTTGACACATACTGCGCAAAAGTTGACACCGCCTGATCGCTTGCGCCATCAAAAGCCCTGCGCATAAATGGCTGCGGCTTGATGCCTGGGTGAGTCACGTTGTTCACGATCACGTTTCCAAACTTGACCGCCTTTTTCTTGCGCTTGCTTATCTTTCCAGATTTTGAGGTTTTCGGGATTTTGTAGGGTTTACCCACTGATCGGCCTGTTCCTGTGTAAAAACTGGCCGTGCCAAATTCCACCATCCTGGCATAGTAAAGATCAGTGCCGACATTGACCACCACTCGACCTTTTTTGACGTTGGTTGATCCTGTCTTGATGCTGCGCTTCAAAATGCCATCATCCACTGGGGCTGCCAGTCTTGCTGCATCTCGGTAAACATTGGCCCCAGCACGAATTGCACCTCGCATAATATTTTTCTCGATGCGCACGGGCAACTGTTGCAGCATTGTGTGCAACTCTTTCAAGCCCTGAACTTGGAATTCATTGGCCATTTATGCTGCCCTCGGTGCAATCAAATTCGATGAACCTGCGATCCTCATCCACATCGCGGCTGGCGCTGATGTTGAAAAACCTGCTGCCATAAAGAATGCGCCAAGCATCCGCCTCAAGTGGTGGCATCAGGGTCGCGCTGTATCGGACTGTGACTGTGTGAGTCAAAACCGACTCAACCACCATGGCCGTATTGCGCATACGCTCTTTGCCGCCCAATGGCTTGACCTGCGCCCAGACCTGCGCGATGGTTGTCCAAGAATCAATCTCTTGGCCGTAATCGTCCTTTGTCGATGATCGACGCTGGATGCTTACCCGCTTGTCAAGTCGCCCGATCTTGTCCATGTCATGGCCCCATGTTGATGCGATAAGGGGCCATCAAGTATTGCGCCATCACGGGGATTTCGTAATTCTGCTTGCTGCCAATCGCGCCTCTGTTTTCGTACAGGTCGGTGATCGTCAGCAGCATGGCCTGAATCAGCGCCTTGGGCATCACATTCGTGACCGGGCTGGTGTTGCCAGTGAACCCTGCCTGGAATGTCACTGTGGCCGCGTTGGGCTGGTTCCTGACCGGGGGCCATTGCTTGTCATAGGCCAGCACGATCTGGGCAGGCTTGCTGAATGTGTCCAGCACATAATCGCCAGAGGGGATGGTCTGTGTCGTGCCGTTGGTGTCCACATACGTGATGCTGGTGATGCTGTTCACCGGATATGTGCCAAGGTCAATCGTCAGATTCTCGAAAAAGTCCAGCTTGACTTGAAATGTGTTGACTGCCACGGTCAACTCGGTGAAGTTTTCCACAGCCTCGCGTGCGACTGTAATCAAAGCAGTCACCAGTGCATCGTCTGGGTGCGTTGGTGGTGATCCAAGCGTGTCCAGCCGTAAATGCAGCCGTGCCGTTGCAAGACTGACAGGCTCTGTGGCAACAGAGCCAATCGCCTTCAATTTTCTGACTGTTTTGGCCATTTGACTTGATCCCCAAGATATAAGTTGGCCGCGTCTTGGCCGACCCACTCAACTAGCAATTTTCCACCATTATCGCGTGTGCCGCTGAATTTTTTATCATGGCCCATGCCAATGCCCTGTCTTCCTGGCAATCCCTTGATGCCAACCACCCTGTGGCCATCAAAAAGGTGACGATTTGAATGGGCTTGCCACAATATGTGGTCGATAAACTGGATTCCCGGTCTGCAAACGCTGCGCAATGTGTCGATGGCCTGCCCCCTCATGGCCGTAGCGCATAAGCTGGCGTGCGACTCGTTCAGCATCTCGCGCCCCATTTTAGTTTGCACATTGTAGTATCTTGCGCGTGTTTCGCCTACCAGTTCGGCCTTTTTCAGCTTTTCCTCGACAGTTTCCAGCCAATCAGGGGCATAAAAATCGTCATCTTCAATGATGACCAGATTCTCGTCGCTGTTGATAACCGCCAAACCTGTCAGCAAATTTCGGGCTTGAGTGTTTTGGCCGGATGTCCAAAATGGCTCTGGCCTGTAAATCTCCAAATGCCAAAGGCCATTAATCGGCTGAAATTTGATCGGCTGCTCATCTTGGCCATCATCAACGATCACCCAGCGCACTTGCCCTTTGTAGGTCTGTGCGGCCATCAGTTTTTCGCAAATGGCCCATGCCTTGGGTCTTCCACCTGTCGCGGTTAAAAGTGTCAGCATTGTGCAACTCCAAAAACGTGCATCGGCAATTGGCGAGTGCAGAAACCTGCCTCACCGTGATCGTTCAGTTGGATTTCAATGTGACCAGCATTCTCTGTGGCCACATTCTTAAAACCCGCATCCTCCAGCAGCAGTTTTAGACCGCTGGGTGTGTAGCGATAATAATCATCGGGAAACCCGTGAATCGGGAAACTGGTCAAGGTGGTGACCACAATCCAGCCACCTGGCTGAATGATTGAGTGCAATCTTGGCAGTGCAACCCATGGCCGCGCCACATGCTCTAGCACCTCAGAGCAAAGCACCCCAGAAAACCGACCTGTCCACGATGCTGGAGGCGTGTGGATGTCCACCACCTGATCGACCCCTGGCCCCTCTTGCATGTCGATGCCCAGCCATTTGCCTTTTGCCAGATCGCGGTTAATGATCCACCAAGCATTCGGGATTGTCATCCGTGAACCGACCTCCAGCACATCATCGCCCAATTTGTCGGCATGGCGCTCGATGTATTCGCGGATTCGGCCTCGCACACTATTTGGTGGCATATTCATTGATCGCGTCTTTCAGTGTCATGCGCTCAAAACATGTGAGTGCTGTTTGTCTGCTGCAATTTATCACACGCACGCCCTCGTCTTTGAGGTCTTGCGCAAGTGCTGGGAAACTTGCCTGCCAAATGTCATAGGGCTGTTGCTGAGTAAGCCCTGGCCCATGCTGGCCGAACCAATGAGCCTGCCCATCAGGTGATTTGCTGCAATCCAGCCCCAGCAAGATGATCGTCTGTGCGCCCCACAGATAAGCCAAATTGATGGCCTGATAGCCTGAATTCCCGCCTTGGTGAATAACGTCATACCGACCAAGCCCAGGCAGGTTTTCAGAGCCTATTCTGTTCAGTCCATAATTTTTGGATGCGCTGTAGTCTTGTGTCCATCGTTCACCTTTAAAGGTCTCCCTCGTTTTTTCTTCATGGACTCGCCACCATTGCTCGTCGCAGGCATACAGGACATCGGCAAACATGGCTCTTCGATAGCTGTCATTGATTGCGATGAAGCGCCATCCTGTTGAGGATACTGAATCACAATCTTCGGCGGTAAGGCTTGGGCCACTGGCAACAATACAGGCAACACGCCCCCACCATCGGCCAGTGCTGCGATCAGTGGGTTTTTTGTGGCTGTTGCTTGGGCGTTTGGGTATTCAACCAGGCCAATGCTGTGCAACTCTTCAGCAATGTGCGCAGGGATAAATAAACGCTGCTTGCGCGACACGCCGCCAATGCGCGTGTCTGTGAAGTGGCTCGTCGCCATCACTTCAACTTTTTCCATTTTCACCTTCTTCGCGGGATGGTTGTTCGTTTTCAGATTCCCAAACGCTGTAACAAAAGGCGATCCTTTGCTGCGCGTTCGGGAAATCTCGGACTGACTCAGAGTCACCCATGCACCTCGCCACAAACTCGTTTTCAGGCTCGTTTCGTAGCGGGTAGGGCATGGGTGTCTCTTTTGTCAATTAGGCGAATGTGCCTTTAACAAAGGCGCTTGGACGGTAGACCGTCAAAGCCAAACGCTCTTCGGCCAGCAGGGTTGCCATGTTTTTCTTGAAGTTGTCGCCATCTTCGTAAGAAATTTGCACAGCAGCATCCATGCGATCCCAGATTTGAGCGCCCATGCTCATTGCGCCGACCAAGAATGTGCCGGATGCAATGGAGTTGGTAGCCACCACGCGCTTGCCCCAGATACGGGGGCCAGCCAAGTCCATGGGGTTAGCCATGATGTATTGACCATCGCTGGCCTTTGTCAACTCCATGCGCTCCCAGTCGGCTGGGTTGATGACCACTGTGTCGGCTGTGTACTCAGACAGGGCAGCCTGAGTGATGGCCTTGCGAATGGTGTCCAGACGGGTGTCGCCTGTTGCAGCGCGGTTGTAGGCCACAAAGTTGCCAGAGGTCAAAATGCCGGACAGGTTGCCGCTTGTGCCGGAACCGTTCAGCAACTGGTCTTCTTCTTCCAGCTTCAGACCGAATGTCAAACGGCTGTTCACATAGCTTTGCAACTGTGGAGCATCGTCGAGCACTTGGCGCGAAACGGGGATGAAGTGGGCCAGGGTCACCACTGGGGCAGATGCCAAAGTGAAAGTGATGCCGGACTCAGGCTTAGTAACGTTTTCACGCGCTGGGGATACATACTGAGCAGCCGCGCTGTTAGTGAATACGTTTTCTTTTGTGTACTCCACCAAGTTGCTGGATGTGCGGCCAGTTGGCAAAACATCACGAATGGTCAGAACACGGTCAGGGTTGGCGATGATGCCGGGGATGCGATCAGCAGCGACCAAAGGCTGGTTTTGGCCTGTGGCGTTGATGATGGCAGTCTTGAACTCAATACGGGCAAACTTGCTGCGACCTTGGGCCATAGCTTGGAATGCTTCGCTCTTGACGAACTGCTCACCAAAAGATTGGGCAGCCTGTTGGCCATCTTCCTTGCCAGCAGTCATCTTGCGCTCAAGTTCGAGGCACTTGTCGGTCAACTCACCAGCCTTGGCTGCGAGTTTTTCCATTGCGGATTTGGTTTCGTTTTCGACGCTTTTGACAGCAGCGATTTCACCATTGGCTTTTTCCATCCACGATTTGAGTTCGCGTGTGGTGGCCAGCAATGTGCCTTGGGTTTCAGCCAGGGCTTTGATTTCAGAAATATCGGTCATGGTAGTTTCCTTTAAAGAGTCCGAGAGTTTTGGAGGTTGGCAGCGATGATTCGCTGCAATTCATCAGGCAGTTTTGATTTCTCAGACTCACTCTGAGAGAAAAGTCGCTTGGCGCGGCTTGCCGTAGCCGTTGCCAGCGATTTTGAGAAA